GGGTGGCTTGGAGGGTCGCTCTGAAGTGGCTCGAGGCTCAGCTTGCCCTCATCGACGCGGGAGGTGCGACCCTCTCGGAGGTGTTCTTCCCGTATCTCGTGACCGGCTGGGATGACCAGTCGAACACGCCCATCACGGCGTACGAGAGGTACGTCACCACCCAGAAGGAGATCGAATGAACCCGTTCCAGGAAGACACGACCGAGTTCCACAAGGCCTTCGGGCATCCCGCTCCCAGCTTCCCGATCGGTGAGCTGACGGAGGCTCACAAGGACCTGATGAAGAAGCGGGCTGCGTGGATCCGTGAGGAAGCGGATGAGCTCGAGGAGGCGGCCGAGAAGGGTGACCTGATCGGTGTCATCGATGCTCTCGCGGATGCGGCCTACTTCGCCGTCGGCGGGTTCACGGTGATCGGTCACGACGCCCAGGGCTTCTGGGACAACGTGCATCGAGCGAACATGAACAAGCTCGATGCCGACGGAAACCCGGTTCCGCACCCGACTCTGCCGGGGAAGATCGGCAAGCCTGAGGGCTGGATCCCACCCGAGGAGCATCACGAAGAGTTCCTGAAGGAGGCGCTGGAGAAGGCTCAGATTGATGCGCTGGCGCTCTCGATCGCGCGATTGAAGGTAACTGATCCCGATGTCAGGGTGTCGTTCACGGACGTTCCTCTCGCGATCCTGTACCCGGCATTGAGCCGGGCGGCGGTCCTGGTCAAGCAGCATCCTCTCCATTCGGTCGTGGTTCAGCACGAAGAGATGCTGGCTCAGGATCTCCCGTACGCTCCCGGTCTGAGCATCGTCGATGACCTCCCCGTTTCGACGATCGAGCAGATCCCGTGAGCCGCACCTACGCCGGCCAGAAGGCGGGCCTCACCCGAGCGCTGAACATCACCGATCCCGAGCGCCGACGCACTGCCGTCGAGAACGAGTGCAAGCGAGTGAAGAAGGAGTGGGGCTCGGCCTTCCCTGACGACTGGAGTCGTTGGCAGAGGGCTCTGGACGACGTGCGGCCGTGGAGCGAGTCGATCAGTCTGGATGACCTGTGAGTGCCTCAGTCTCGAAGGCGATCAGCCTCAACGTCGTCTGTCCGGCGTGCTTCGCGAGGGTGAACGAGCCCTGCAACGCGCCGACGAACACCGGCCGGAGAGACGTGAGGTGGTTCCATTCGAGCCGGACCACACTCGCTGCCCAGAAGCTCTCTGTCGAGGGTCCGAATGTCGGTGACCAGGCGTAGGCTCCCTCGGGAAGCCCTCAGATCCTCGTAGGCGCGACAGCGCCGACGTGGTACAATGGAATCACGCTTATGCTACGGATAAGCCGGGAAATCAAGGGAGAAGATGCGTATGGTCGCTTCATTTGGAGGGGTAGAACTCTCCAACCTGGATGATATGGCGGACGACTACGGTCGCTGGCTCATCCATGGGCCGCAGGGTTCGGGGAAGTCGACGCTCGCGTCGACGATCGCCAAGCTCGGCAAGACCCTGTTCATCGACCTGACAGGCGAGAAGGGCGTTCGGTCCTTCATGGGAGCCGACTACGCCAAGAACATCGTTATCGCCAGGCCGAACTCGATCACGAAGATGGATGACATCTTCTGGGAGCTGAACAAGGGCAACCACGACTTCAAGGCGGTGGTGATCGATTCTCTGACGGGCTTTCAGAAGATGACGATGCGCTTCCTCTTGAAGCACGACGAGACGGCAGTTCGAGAGATCAAGCAGGGAACCGCGCCGGCGGATATCCGGACGTGGGGCCAGTCGCTCGACGTCATGACGGACACGGCGACGTTCTGGCACGGTCTCGCGGACGGCAACCGCCCGAATCCGATGCACGTCGTGATGACGGCGCAGACGAAGGTTCTCGAGGACGAGGTGCTGGCTACCAGGACTCGTATGCCGGACGTCCAGAAGGGCGCGCTGAGCGTCACCCTGGCCGTCCCGGACTACGTGGTCTACACCGACCTCGAGGACAACATGGACGCGATGAGCGATGACTCGCTCCCCGCACAGAACCACATCGTGCGGTTCGGCAACAACGCCGAGTACCGTACAAAGGCACGCGTGCCGGTCGACCTTCGGGGCAAGATCCCGTCGATCCTCGGGCGCGGAAAGAATCCGCCGGACCTTGCAGCCCTGAGTAGGGTTCTGCGGATTGGCGGGGTGCCGGCTAAGTAGCTGGTACCTGCCGCCGACATCAACAAGTCAGGGACATCCAAGAAGAAAGATGGTAGCTAGATGAGCAACGCAATGGTGATCGATCTCAGCAATTACAAGGATCGGGTGGGTAGCCGCGTGGCTCCCGGCCGCTACCGTGTGATCGTGGAGGACGTGGAGGCCGACCAGTCCAAGGCCGGCAACCCGATGATCAACCTGTGGTTCCGCATCCAGGGCGGTGAGTTCGACGGTCAGACGCTCGTCGATCGCCTCACGGTCACGGAGAAGGCTCTGTTCCGCGTGGTCGGCTTCATGCAGGCCATCGGACTCCCGACGCCGAAGAAGCGCATCCAGATCGTGCCCCAGAAGTTCCTCGGGCAGGTTCTGGACGTGGACGTCGACGACGGAGAGCCGTACAACGGTCGCGTGAAGTCCGAGGTCCGCGGGTACGTCCGCGTTCCGAAGGGCCAGCAGAACAGCGCGGCTGACGTCGAGGATGAGCTGGGTGGACTCGACGAGTCCGCTCCGGCCGAGTCGGCACCTGCACCGGCTGAGGAGGCTGCTCCGGCGGCTCCCAAGGCCGAGGCTCCGGCAACCACGGACGACGGTGACGTCGACCTGGACTCGCTGGATCTGTGAGTGATCGGCGGGCGGCGGTGGCATCCAGTCATCGTCGCCCGCTGGAGCCAGCATGGGCGCACCGACCAACGAGAACGGCCTTCTCCTCACCATCGTGAAGGCCGTCAAGACGAAGTACCCGCACTCGTGGGTCTTCAAGGTCCACGGCGGACCGATGCAGGTGGCTGGGATCCCGGATCTTCTGATCCTGGTCGACGGCCGCATGATCGGCGCCGAGGTCAAGTTCAAGCGTCCTGGCGAGAGCGAGGCGCACGCACGCGGACGGGCGACACCCATCCAGCGAAACCAGATCGAGAAGATCCGAGCCGCGGGAGGCGTGGCAGACGTCGTTCTATCGATCGACGAAACGCTTGCTCTCATCGAGCAGGCACTGAATCCAGGAGAAGAGACAGATGACTGACACCGAGAAGGACCAGGCGGCATCGACCGTCGCGGTTCCCAACGACACCCTCGAGCGGCTCAAGGCGGAGTTGCGCAAGGCCCAGCCCTTCGAGAACGGCACGCTCGTTCGATTCGTGAGCGTCGAGCCGGCGACCGGCCAGCACTTCCACTACGCGGCGCTGTTCGCCTCGGGACGCTGGTGGTTCACCGGGCAGGGCAACAGCCACTTCCCGAAGCACGCCACTCAGCACGAGTTCTCGGCGCTGATCATGGCCCAGGGGCACCGCATCATCGGACTCGAGCTGGCGACCAGCTTCGCGCCGATCGAACTCTGACCGACCGCATACCAACGAATCACATCGACAGGAGATAACGATGAGTCACGAAATCACGTCCTCGGACGGCATGTTCACCGTCCGACAGGCGGCATGGCACGGCCTCGGCAAGGTCTTCGAGAACTACCCGAAGCGCGAGGAGGCTCAGGAGATCGCCCACCCGTGGGACGTCGCCGAGGAGCCGCTGTTCCGCAAGCTGGTCGTCACCGACGACGAGAACGGAACGACCTACGAGACCCTGGAGCAGGTCAACGGCTTCAAGGCCAACGTCCGCGACGACAGCAAGGCCCTCCTCGGAGTCGTGCCGGAGTCGTACACGAACGTCACGAACAACGAGCTCTGGGACATCGCAGAGGCGCTGGAAGGCTCCGGCGAGGACGTCATGTTCGAGACCGGCGGCTCACTCAAGGGCGGCAAGGCCGTCTGGGTGCTGCTGCGTCTGCAGGAGCCGCTGAAGGTGAAGGGCGACCCTCGCGGAGAGACGATCCCGTACTACGCGCTGCAGAACACGTTCGACCAGTCCGGAGCGTTCCGCGGTCAGGCGACCACCACTCGGATTGTCTGCGCGAACACCTCGAAGATGGCCGACTGGGACGCGCAGAACCGCGGCACGGAGTTCACGTTCCGTCACACCAAGAACGTCGGTGAGCGCATCGAGCAGGCTCGCGTGGCCCTCTCGGAGTGGCGTGAGTCGCTGACGCGCTGGCAGGAGCAGGCTGAGATGCTGATCAGCCGGAAGCTGGAGCCGCTGGCGGCTTCGGAGTTCCTGGATCGCTTCATCCCGATGCCGCCCGAGAACCTGGTCACGGAGCGCGTGCGCAACAACGTGATCAAGGACCGTGGAAAGTGGATGGATGCGTACAACAGCATCACCGGTGAGGGCCTCAAGGACACGTCCTACGGCCTGGTCCAGGCGTCCATCGAGTTCCTCGAGTGGGGCCGCCGCGCGTTCAACGCGGAGAGCCGGTTCCAGCGCTCGTTCCTCACCCGCGACGGTCTGACCACGCGGGCTATCGAGCTGTCGCTCCAGGCTCCGCAGCGCTGATGGCTGAGTCATTCGCCGCGTCGGAGGACTTGGGGTTCGTCGCCCTGAGTCTTCCGACCGGCGGGTCGATCTGGCTCGCCGCGGCATCCATCTACGCACTCGAGACTCATCCCCAGGAGGACTTTACGACCGTCAAGACGGTGGGCGAGACTCTCGGGGTCACGGAGACTCCGGAGGTCGTGTTCAACTCGATCGAGGCGATCCAGCGCAACAGCGCGAACCGCGAGAAGCGCCGGTCGGTCGTGGAGTTCGTAGACTTCGTCTCGGAGAACGGGATCAAGGTCTACGGCGAAGAAGACAAGGACATTCAGCTGTACGAGTCCGACGATCGGATGAAGGAAGTCCGTTCGAGAGGTCTGGCGGCCAACGACCGCGGTGCTGACCGTCTCCAGGCGTCGCCCGTCGAGTTCCTGAATGACGATCAGTTCGCAGACAGCCTGCGAGCTGCCGGCGTCCAGGAAGTCCATGTTCAGCAGATCCTCGGTCAGCGTCAGGAGACACGGTTCGATCAGGAGGCTGAGGAAGAGTTCGGTGACGACCTGGGCTCCGTGATGGAGCAGATGCGTCGTCGAGAGCAGGAAGGAGACTCCGATCGTGGCTAAGACGAAGGAGCTGACCGAGGCTGAGATCCAGGCCAACTCCACCGCGATGGAGACACTGCGACGCAACCGCGACGAGCAGATCCGTGCGATTCACGGCAACCCTCGGGAGCTGTACGTCGCGGACCGCAAGTTCGTGGTGATCCGGCCGGGAGCTCGCCTGGAGGGCATCCTCGAGCACGGGAAGTTCTGGTCCGGATGGACGCGCAAGCTCCACCTCGGAGAGGTCCTCACCTGCGAGGGCTGGAAGCCGGGACTCGAGACGGATCAGGAGGGTGTCAACTGGATCCCCTCCAACATGCCCGAGGGTCTCCTCTGGTGCCAGGTCTGGCCGATCAACGGACTGTTCACGCCGTGGCCGTTGGACGGGTACCTCAGGGCTCTTCCGGACGAGGAGTAGGTCATCATGGCGGGTAATCAGTACCAGGCGGTCGACGGATCCGGGGATCTCCTCGGAGACGTTGCGGGAGACCTGGAAGAGCAGCTGAACGATGTCCCTGAGTGGGAGGGTGATCTGAAGCGCACGCTGCGTCAGATCCTTGACGACAATCAGGGATGGATCGAAGACCTGGACGGAAAGATCGTCTACGACCCCGAGGAAGGTGATTGAGATGGAGACCATCGAGGACATCTACAAGCCGGCCACGCTGGCGAAGGCTCGCAAGCTGCTCAGCAATGAGTACGCGGTGCAGCGGGATGCCGAGGACGAGAGCGTCTGGTGGGCGAAGGGATCCACCGGCTCGAAGTACCGAGTGCAGCTGCTGACAGGAGTCACTCCCGAGGAGTCGATCGAGCGTGACCTCGCCGGCGACACCTCTTCGACGCCTGACGGCTTCGTTCCGCTGCTCTCGTGCACGTGCCCGAACGGCATGAACCGCGGTGGTCGACCGCAGTGCTACCACACGGCCGCGGTGCTGCTCATGCTCGAGGAGGGCAAGGAGCCTCATATCATGGAGAATCCGGATCCGGTGGACGAGGCCTTCGTGCAGGATGATGAGATCGCTCGTCTGAAGGCCGAGGGCTACACGGACACCGAGATCGAGTTCCTCCGGAGCTGATACGCTCCCAGTACAAATCGTCAGCGGACTGGATCCGCGGG